GCATCGTGATGATGTGGTAGACATCGAGGATTTCGATTATGTTCAGTTCCAGTACGGCATCGATCAGATTTCGCTGAAGGAAACCCTGGCTGTTGCTACAATGCTGGGCGATAACCGTCCTGACAGCGATCCGGAAAAGATCTTCCCGGAACACATTCGGCCTGTCTGGGTGGATGATGAGCTTTATACCATCCATAAGGACATTGATTTTGCCGCTATGGCTAAGGAGCTTCAGGGGAACAATGCAGCAGATTACTTTGGCGAGAGCTTCATTTATGCCGAAGCAATGGTCACAGCTTTACGTATGGCCCGCAAAGGTTTCCGTGGTACCGGTAAGCCCGATCTGTATATCACTACTGATATGCACAATACGATGATCCTTGCGCGGGATCGCAATGGCCGCCGTATCTATGAAACGGATACCGAACTGGCTGCAGCTTTGGGAGTTGCCAACATCTATGAGGTAACTCAGTTCGAGGATAAGATCCGTACCGATGCCGACAACAAGAAGCATAAGCTCCTTGCAATCTGCGTAAACATGGCTGATTATGGTTACGGCGCTTCCAAGGGCGGCGATGTAACTCACTTCACGGACTTCGATATCAAGTTTAATAAGCTTCAGTCTTTACTGGAGACTCGTAAGTCCGGCCAGCTCACCAGAATCAAGTCCGCTATCGTTATCGAAGAGTTGATAGAGGAGCAGGGATAAAAATCGGAGGAGAAATTCAAAATGGCAAAGTTTTATGGAAAAATCGGCTACGCTGAGACGGTGGAAACAAAGCCGGGTGTATGGAGACCAAAGATAACCGAAAAGCCATACTTCGGGGATTTGATTCGGAACTCACGCCAGTATGAATCTGCCGGGCAGGTAAATGACAATCTCAATATTGCCAATGAAATCAGCATCGTAGCCGATCCATATGCCAGGCAGAATTTTCACTCCATGCGGTACGTTGAGTTTATGGGGGTGAAATGGAAGATCACAAGAGTGGAAGTCCAGTACCCCAGGCTGATATTGACGATAGGGGGTGTGTATAACGGTGGCAAAACCGAGGGAAAAGCTACAGGAGCTGTTTGAGGGGATTCTTGGAAGTTGCAACGTATATTTTCAGCCCCCTGAGTCGAAGAGCCTCGACTATCCATGTATCGTATATGAACGGAGCGGCATTCGTGCCGACTCAGCAAACAACAAGATATACCGTAAACATAATCAGTATACGGTAACATACATCGACGAAGACCCGGATTCCGAGATTCCTGGCAAGCTGCTGGAATTGGGATATTGCAAGCTTGACACCCATTTCGAGGCGGATAATCTCAATCACGATGTCTTCACACTATATTTTTAAGGAGGTAGCAATTCATGAGTAAAATTAAGTGGGACGAAGTCGGTAAGCGTCTCTATGAAACTGGCGTGGATCATGGCGTTCTTTACCCCGCCGTAAAAGCATCTTATCCGAAAGGCGTAGCCTGGGACGGTCTGATTAATGTAAATGAGAGCCCTTCCGGGGCAGAGTCGACACCGCAGTATGCGGATAACATTGAATACCTGAATCTGGTTTCCGCTGAGAAGTTTGCGGCGACCATCGAGGCATACTTCTCTCCCGTGGAATTCGATGAATGCGACGGTTCAGCGGAAGTGGCCCCCGGAGTAAATATCGGTCAGCAGACAAGAAAGATGTTTGGATTATCTTATCGGACTCTGATTGGCAACGATGTGGATGACACGGACTACGGTTATAAGATCCATCTGGTGTACAACGGGAAAGCGGCACCGTCGGAGAGAGCCCGCAATACCGTGAATGAGAGCCCGGAGGCTGTTCAGCTCAGCTGGTCAGTGTCCACCACACCGGTAGTGATTAACATGATCAATCCGAAGACTGGAAAGGTCTACAAACCGACAGCACATTTACAGATTGATTCCACAAGGGTCGACCCGGAGAAGCTGGTGGCATTTGAGGAAATCCTTTATGGAAAGGACGGCGAATTTTCTGTAACTACCGATACCGATTTCAGCTCTGGAAAGAAATATTATGAGCTGGTGGACGGCGAGTATGCCGAAACTTCCGATACGACTTTTGACAGTGCCAAAACCTACTATGAGATGACATCGGAACCTGTCGAGGCACGGCTGCCTCTGCCGGACGAGGTGATTCGGTTCTTCAATGAGGCAGGTTAAGACCGTAACAACAAACTGAATAACGGAACATGCATAACGGGGCTGCTTTTGGACATATGAAGCGCGGCTCCGTTTTTTTTGCGCAAAAATGAAAGGAGAAAGAAACTATGTTAAAGAAAACCCATACCTACTATGATTTCGATGGCCAGCAGAGGACGGAGGATTTTTATTTCAACCTGACGGAGGCCGAGCTGACGGAGCTTGAATATTCCATGAACGGCGGGTTGTCCCAGTTGCTGGAGAAGATCATCAAGGAGGATGACCAGAAACAGATTATCGAGTATTTCAAGAAGATCGTGATCATGGCCTATGGTGTAAAGAGCCTGGACGGCAGACAGTTCGTTAAGAACGATAAGATTCGCGAGGAATTCGCTTCCACCATTGCATATTCTGACATCTTCATGGAACTGGCCCACGATGCGAATAAGGCTGCGGAGTTCGTCAACGGCATTATGCCTAAAACAAAAGCTAAGGCTGGGCAGAACATTACCGCGCTTCCCGGCCAGGCACCCATAGCAGGGGTCACTCCGCCTACCGCTTAAGTCCATGAAGGAGGGCGATTGGAGAAATGCTTAAAATCACGATACCTGGTCAGGAATTATGGGATGAGGGGAAAGAGGAATTCGTCAGTACCAAAGGAACAACTCTGCAGCTTGAGCATTCTCTGGTCTCCCTTTCAAAATGGGAATCCAAATGGCATAAGCCGTTTCTTGGCAAAGGGGATAAAACGGTGGAGGAAACGGTGGACTATATACGCTGCATGACATTGACGCAGAATGTTGACCCATCAGTCTATGGTTTTATTACCAATGAAATAATGGGGCAGGTTTCTGATTACATTGACGATTCGATGACTGCAACGTGGTTCTCGAAAGAAGAAAAAAAGACTTTCAGCCAAGAAGTTGTTACGGCGGAGCTGATTTATTACTGGATGATTGCACTAAACATTCCGTTTGAATGCCAGAAATGGCATCTGAACAGACTTCTTACATTGATACGAGTCTGTAATGTGAAGAATGCGCCGCCGGAGAAACTTTCCCAAAAAGAGATTGTCAAGAGGCATGCAGCGATAAATGCCGCCAGAAGAAAAGCATACAAATCAAAAGGGAGGAAATAGGTTATGAAATTGGTGGAATCTATTTTAAGTCGGAATCCCTGCTATACGGCAGGAAAGAAAATCAAAGTAACCGGCCTGATGCTTCACTCCGTAGGCTGTCCACAGCCAAAAGCATCAGCTTTCATCAACAGTTGGAACAGTCCGTCTCACAACAATTCCTGTGTCCACGGGTTCATCGACGGAAATGACGGAACCGTATACCAGACACTGCCCTGGGATCATCGGGGATGGCATTGTGGAAGCGGCTCCAAAGGGAGCGGGAACAACAGCCATATCGGCGTAGAGATGTGTGAGCCGGCCTGCATCAAGTATACGGGCGGTGCAAACTTTACCTGCGCTGATCCGAATGCCGCCAAAGCCGTGGCAAAGCGTACCTATGAGGCTGCCGTGGTACTATTCGCCATGCTCTGCAAAAAGTTTGGTCTTGACCCGTTGGCGGATGGGGTGGTGATTTCCCATAAGGAAGGCCATGACCGGGGGATTGCTTCAAATCATGGAGACCCGGAACATCTGTGGTCACAGCTCGGAACCGGATATACAATGGACGGTTTCCGTAAAGCGGTAAAAGATGCGATGGGCGCTGCAGTTTCGGAAACCGTAGAGGACGGAACCAAGATTATGGGAGCTGCATTGGCGACAGCTGAGCAGATGGTTTCCTATATCAAAGGGAAGAACCCGGATGTGCCACAATCTGTGGTTGACATGATTCCGTTCTATTTATCCGAGGGACAAGCGGAGGGTGTCCGTGGGGATGTTGCGTTTGCCCAGTCGTGTCTGGAAACGGGCAATTTCGGATTTTCCGGATCGGCGGTGACTCTTGACCAGAACAATTTCTGTGGCATGGGAGTGACTGCCAACGGTATGAAAGGAAATTCCTTTGACACGCCGCAGATGGGAATCCGTGCGCAGATTCAGCATTTGAAAGCCTATGCTTCGATGGAGCCATTGAACGGCGATTGCATCGATTCCCGATTCCAGTATGTTAAGCGTGGATGCGCAAAGTATGTGGAATGGCTTGGGCAGCAGGAGAACCCGCAGGGGGCCGGATGGGCAGCCGGTGGCGGATATGGAGGGAAAATCTTAACTATCCTTAACAGCATCCTTTCTGTAACAGAAGGAACATCGCCTGCCGAACAGCCTGAACCCGAAGTGTGGTATCGGGTGCGAAAGACATGGGACGATGCTGCCTCTCAGAAAGGGGCATTTAAGGTTATGGAATATGCAAAGGCATGTGCGGATGAGAACCCTGGCTATAGCGTGTTCGATGAAAACGGACGGACTTTATATTCATCGGCAGGTTCTTTTGAACCGTTTTTGGTAAGGGTAAATACTTCCTATCTGAACATCAGAAAGGGTCCGGGAACTAATCATTCCAAGACAGGGAAGTACACTGGAATCGGAGTCTTTACGATTGTAGAGGTACAGCCCGGGGAGGGATCGGATTCTGGATGGGGGCTTTTGAAGTCCTATGCGGATGACAGAGACGGATGGATTTCTTTGGATATTACAGAAAGGGTGTAGATCATGAGCGGCATAACGTTCCGGCATAAAGGTGACTTCTCCAAAACGGAGAAGTTTTTTAATTCTTTGAAGCTGGATTATCTCAACGTGCTGGAGCGTTATGGGCAGGCGGGGGTTGCGGCTCTCGCCTCTGCAACGCCAAAGGATAGTGGTTTGACAGCTGCTTCCTGGGACTATGAGATAACCCATAACGGAAAAGAAACAACAATCGCATTCACCAATTCCAATATAAGCAACGGTGTGAATATTGCAATCATTTTACAGTATGGGCATGGAACAAAAGGTGGCGGATACGTGGCAGGAAGAGATTACATCAATCCGGCCATACAGCCAATTTTCGATAAGATGGCAAATGAAGCTTGGAGGGAGGTAACGAATCTATGAGTAAGTCTGTAGAAAAACGCATTGTCGAGATGCGGTTTGACAATCAGCAGTTCGAGAAGGGCGTACAGACTACTATGGGTACGCTCGACAAGCTTAAACATTCCCTGAAGCTCGACGGAGCGGCAAAGGGTCTCGAAGATGTTGATAAAGCGGTAAAAGGGATTAACATATCAGGGCTGAGCAGTGCAGTGGAAACTGTTAAGAGCCGGTTCTCGGCGCTTGAAGTGGTCGCAATCACAGCGTTGGCGAATATCACAAACTCGGTGGTCAACGCCGGAAAGAAGCTCGTGGATTCGTTTACTCTCGAACCGATCCATCAGGGATTTGCAGAGTATGAACTCAAAATGGGGTCCGTGCAAACCATCATGGCAAGTACGGGGGCGGATATCAAGACAGTAAATGGCTACCTTGAAGAACTGAATACCTATTCAGATAAAACCATTTATTCGTTTTCTGATATGACTTCGAGCATTGGAAAATTTACAAATGCAGGAGTTTCTCTTGATGATGCGGTAAAGGCGATTAAGGGTATCAGCAATGAAGCGGCGGTTTCAGGAGCAAATGCGAACGAAGCTTCAAGGGCTATGTACAATTTTGCCCAGGCGTTATCTTCAGGAGCGGTCAAGCTGATAGACTGGAAATCTATTGAAAACGCTAACATGGCGACCGTAGAGTTCAAACAGTCGTTGCTTGATACAGCTGTTGCGATGGGTACCGTTGTTAAAGTCGGCGATAAATATCAGTCAACAACAACGGATGCGCAGGGGAAGATATCTGACTTGTTCACAGCAACGAGCATGTTTAATGATTCTCTTTCCTCGCAATGGATGACTACAGATGTTCTTGTGCAGACGTTGGGTAATTATGCAACGGATGTGCGGGAAATGACCGCTGCGGAGAAGAAGGCATATGAGGAAAAACTCCGGGGCATCGGATATACCGAAGAACAGATCAAGGCTATTGAGGAGCTTGGGCAGAAAGCGTTTGACTCGGCGCAGGATGTGAAAACGTTCAGCCAGCTGATGGATACGCTGAAAGAAGCAGCAGGTTCCGGATGGGCGCAGACATTTGAGATTTTATTTGGCGATTTGGAAGAGGCCAAAGTATTATGGACCGCTGTCAGTCAGGTTGTCGGCGGATTCATCGACCAATCATCGAAAGCCAGGAATGATATGCTCCAGGGTTGGAAAGATTTGGGCGGGAGGCAAGCTCTCATCGAGTCTGTTCAAAATGCATTCAGTGGCCTGATGAGTGTAGTCAAACCGGTTGGTGAGGCGTTCCGAGAAATTTTCCCGGCAACTACATCGGAACAGCTTATGAACCTGACTAAAGGTCTAAAAGAGTTTACATCGCATTTGAAGTTAAGCGATAAAGATTCCAAAAACCTGAAAAATACTTTTAAGGGTCTGTTTGCAGTTTTGGATCTTGTGAAGCAGGGAATCGGAGCGCTCGTTAAAGCGGTATTTCCGATGACAAAAGGGATTGGAAGTCTCGGCTCAGGGGTTTTGAGCGTAACCGGAAAAATCGGGGAATGGCTTGTATCCCTGGACCAGGCGGCGAAGAAGAGCGATGTTTTTAACCAGGCAATACAGAAATTTCACGACAAGGTCAGCCCGATTCTCAAATCGGTAAAAGAACATATTGACGGTGCTGTTGTGGCAATCAAGAAATTTGCAGAAACACACTTCAATGTCCCGGACACATCGGGACTTATGAGCGTGGCAGATAAGCTAAAAGCAAGAATCGAGCCGTTCAAAAAAATAGGTGAAGTCGCAAAGGAAGCGATGGGAAAATTGGTTGACGCATTCAAGGCGTCTGCTCCTGTTCTGGCGAATCTGGGTGGAATCATTGTCGATGCTCTCGGAAAAGTAATTGACGGAATTATGAAAGCATTGCGCGGCGAAGGATTTGATTCGCTGATTGACCTATTGAACGGGGGTATTGTCACCGGTATTGGTGTAGGCATCATGAAATTCATCAAGAACCTTACTGGATTAGAAAGCACTGCTGATGATGCTATTGGCGGGTTTACTGGTATTATAGAGGGATTCAAGGGTGCTATCAATGGAGCAAAAGAAACCCTTGCGGATTTCCAGGCAAGTCTGAAAGCGGATATACTGATGAAGATTGCCGGTTCCATTGCGGTTCTTGCCGGTTCACTTTTGGTGTTGTCATTGATCGATTCGGATAAACTGGGAGGGGCATTAGCTTCTATCAGCATCCTCTTTGCCGAATTGGCCGCATCTATGGCGCTGTTTGATAAAACGTTGAGCGAGCAGAAGGGTCTGAATAAGTTTGGGATGGCGATGATTGAAATGTCAGCTGCTATTCTTGTGCTTGCGTCAGCTCTTAAGAAGATTGCGAGTATCGATTCGGATAAATTGGCCGGAGCTCTTGTCGGTATAACAGTTCTGATCGGAGAGATGGTGGCGGCTTCCTTGGCACTTTCAAAATGGGGCGGGAAGATAAAGACAAGTGCGGTCTCAATGATACTGTTTGCCGAAGCAATTAATATCCTGGCAAATGCTGTCGGGAAACTGGGAGCGCTAGATACAGATAAGCTGACAAAAGGGCTTGTTGGTGTCGGCGTACTCATGGCGGAGCTTGCCGCATTCATGGTTGCTTCAAAGTTTGGAAATTTCAAAGCGACACAGGGACTTGCAATCATCGAATTATCAGCGGCACTTCTGATCTTGGAGAAGTCCGTTTCCGGTTTCGGAAGCATGAATATAGAGATTATCAAGCAGGGGCTGATTGGCGTGGGAGCCATCCTTGCCGAAGTAGCTGTATTTTCGGTAATTGCTGGAAAAGCGAAACATATTCTTTCCAGTGCGACAGCTCTGACCGTTGTTGGAGCAGCTATGCTGATATTCGGAAAAGCAATCAAGGAAATCGGCTCGCTGCCCATTAAGCAGATAGAAAAAGGCCTGATTGGTATAGGAGGGGCGCTGGCTGCTGTAGCAGTTGCTACGAAACTTATGCCTAAAAATATGGTCGGCATCGGACTGGGACTGCTTGAAGTTGCCGCCGCGCTTAAAATCATCGGTAGTGT